ATTACTAGTTATGACCCAATACTCTCCGAGCAGGGGGAGTAACGTTCTCCGACGTGTCAGTTTACATGGGCAAGTAAACGAATGAATTTTTATCCACAATTGAACTTGAAAGTTCAACAGTTTCATAAAATTTCTCACACGCAACTTGCTCATCTGGACAAATTCCAAAAGCGAGCCAAAATGAATAACGGGTTGAAGGCAATATATCTCTAATTGCACTTCTATCCATTCCGGTACCTAAAAAGTGATATTTGTTCATGGTTGGGTCCCGAAGGATTTTCGACCCACAACTACCACGAACAAGAGATCCATAGAACGCAGAACAAATGGGTATTCCACCAGTCAAAGATAGGCCGCATTTCCCAACAGATGCCATCCACATTTTCGAAATGGATGGGTTATCGAGGGGTTTAAGCGCCACACAATCTTTAGCAATATGGGTTCGAGGATCCCTAACCATAAGGTATTGGGTTCCATCAAACACAGGTTGCGACTGGCAGAATACAATTTGTTCCAAAATTGAAACAGTGGGCTCAACCTCCATCTGAAAACCTGATTTAACAAACCAAGTATTGAGATTTCGTCGGAAGACCTCCTCATGTTTCGATTCCATGAATATGACACAATCATCACCATCATTTACCATTCGTATATTGATACCAAGAGAATCAGCATATGCCTTTACCAGACTACATGCTATCAAAACGTTTCCACATGACGTATTAACATCACCAGACATCCTGCCTCCGATAGTCGTGTATTTAAGACTACCATCATTGGTTCTAAGGAAACATTTGTTATTTTCTTGAAGCTTCAACAATTTATTAAATTCCTTGTTCTTGGGATAGAACAATTTATATATGGAATGTTCCCAACGTAAAGCTTCTAAAGAAACATGTTGGTCAAATCGTTTGGCATCAATTCCGATTGCAATAGGATCGAGGAAAGCACCCCAATGATCAGATATAACCTTCCCACGCTGGTACTGGTTTAATCCTTTCATCACTGTTGGCGATCCATAGATGTGCATATCAATAATTTTGTAAATTCTCTTCTCAATAGGTTTTACATACCTACCCAAAGAAACCGTGAACCTAGGATTACGAGGTGAAATAATCCTGGGTACAACTCTCTTGCTTGGTTTGAAATTATACTTCTCAAACTTCAAAAATGCCTTAATGGCGGCATCTTTTTCCGTGAAAGGCTTTACATTCAAACTCTCAATAGCTCTTAAATACATTCCTCGTTTCGGAGCCTGGTATGATTCGGCAAAAGCCAAAACCGTCATCGGGTTGCAAAACGTGGAGTTCTTTTTAAAGATATCTTGATACTTACCTAGTAAAATAGGATAAGAACCAGCAAGAGGTGTTGGTGGTGGTGAAAAGGTTCCATTGTTCAAAACATATAGAACTCTCTCTTTCACAGCACACTCAGCAGCTACTATGGTATTATCATAAGAAGCATAATTGACCTCAGTTGAAAGCCCTGAGATCAAAAATGTTTTACGCTTCTTATGCGGAGTACCCCAAAACGTTACCTGCAAATTTGGATGATCAGGGGCATGACTTACGTCACAGATCATCCCAGGTAAAGGCTTTGGGCCTCCTCAACCAGCGGAGTACCCACGCCGGGGTACTCTGCTAGGCATCCATTTGAACAAAGTGGAAAACCACGATGTTGTATATGGACGTTCTAATCGGTCAAATTGATTCATGTATGCAATGGAAGATTGGAATTGAGCGACTTCAATGTCATACTCATTAGGTACAAAGACCATCTCAACAGCCAAACCTATGGTTTGTGCTATATGGAATGGTCTCATTCCTATCTTTTCCATCTCGCTGTGAATATAATGCCTCACAACAAGTTTATTTGCCATACTTCTAGTTTCAATTGGGAACTTTGTGCGCGCCATCTGGGAGAGAGTGACTGCGATAGAATCCCGTTTTTTCCGGTTGAATGGGTGAGTTTTATATTTCTCGGGAGGACTACTTACCTCTTGATCCTTTGTCAATACTGGTACTATATTGCTAATTGACTCCTGTTGAAGAGCCATATCATAAGCCTCAATATGTATTTTCTTGATATCCTTTAAGTCTTTCATGGTTTTGGTCCATGCGTGTTGGTCGGCGTCGGTCCGTTTTCTGTCAATCACAATCCCTGATCTCGTTATATGTCTAAATTTTTTAGACTCATCAATAATAAAATCAAATTCCATTTGATCATACTCATCAATGAGCTGCTTATAATATTCAGACCCCATACATGCCTGTTGGTGGACTATGGTTGGAGAAGGGATGTCATTTGTGATGACAGCTACTATTGGCACAACAACTTCTTCACTAAAGTACTCAGAAAGGATGACCCCTTCCTGATTTGCATCATGAATAAGTTGATTAAAATGTTGTTGAGATGTTTCAGATAATACTTTTCCGTAGAACCAATATTTAATTCCACCAAAAACCCCGAAGAATTTATGGTTGTGTACTTTATTGGTTTGTTCAGTTGAGTAAAATTTAAAAGATGTTAAAAAAATATAAGCACTTTTCGTATCATCAAGTTCAATCAGTTTCTCATCATCTCCCCACCACGACTCCCGTCGATTTAGTGAGGCTAGGTTTTTGGTCACGCACCTATTGCGCC